CGTCTTTTAACGAGAGATTGGTTCTCGGTGTCCTCCTTCTGAAAGGAGGAATGGTTCAACGAATCTTAATGGATGTTTGGAGTGGCCATGCTCTTGCCAAATTTGATTCTCCTACTATCATCAGAACGTAAACCTTTTTCGCAAATACTCTTCACCAGACTAACTTCTAGAGGCTTCTCAAACGCTGTGTGCTCTAATTGCACACAATAGTTCAATGAGTGCTCCATGTCAAGTTTGCTGATAATATGGCCAAGTGTGAGCTTCAAGACATTGCCTTCAGTATCCTTGATCTCTTTCTTGATCATCAACTGTGTGGCGATATCCACATCAAATTTTTCAGCCATCAATAATCGCGATTGCATTGTCACGCTTGGTCTCTTTTGCCAGGCCTTTTCGTTGTGAGCTTTTAGCGCAAATTTGCCTTTCCAAGCATCTATCTCAGATAGTTCCTTGGTGCAATTCACACCACGTGTTTTATCACACACCCACTGACATAAGGGTCCAACGATAGGGCAATCATTGTAATTGTACTTTAAGCTTAAAGCTTTTGCCCTATCCAATGCTTGTTGCTTGTTTTCTTTGTATGGAAAGTATTTTTTGGGTTTAACAAAGAAATTTCTCAAGACTTTTATGGGATCTGTGAGGATTTTCATCTCATCAGGATCACAGATTACTCCGCAGAATTTTGCTTTCCCGAAATTATCTGCCCTTTTGAACTTCAAATCCAATCCCAAATTTCGTATGACACTCGTATCTATATCTTCGGCTCTAGTAATTCCGTCATCACCTTCCACAAGGCCACGAAAATGTTCATCGAAGAGCGAAATCAACTCCTCGGCTGCCAAGTGTGGAAATTTGGACTTCAGGGTGACATATGCCATAATAATTAAATTTAGCATGCCATTCCCTGATGAAGTCCAACCAACACCACTCATTAGAACGCGTTGCACTGAAGCGTTCAAGTGGGTGAACTTGATGTTGTTGGTTCCCAGAATGATCCTAGCGATCAATCTACGTTCTCCGCAAGCTAAATCTATGCCACGAAGACAGTGCATGATGAAATAAAACACCAGCTCTGAGTAGACACCACGATGATGTGCTTCAAAGTTACTGAAATCTGTTTCAATAACCGCATTGGTACCAAATGTGTTTTTCAACTTCTCTGGCCAATCTTTCGGATCAGTTCCTTTAACAAAATATTCGGTCGAAAATAGTCTTTTATCACACGATTTAATGACATAGCCCAGAATTACCTTCGAAGTGTTGTGGGGACTACAAATCACTCTTGGCACTTTGGGCTTCGTATAACACTCATCTTTTAAAAAACCGTCGCAATTGGCATCTTCCTCACCAACTGAAAACATAGCTTCCCTGAGCTCTTGAAAATATTTCTTTCTAGAGCCTGAATAGGAGCTCGATTCCAGCCAGGTGTCAAAAGTTTCCATCTCATTTCGCGTTAACGGCTTGATGATTTTTCTTATCAACATTTTTCCAAAAATAGAGATTTCTTTTGCG